TACTAATCTACGGGATAAATATATCTCGTTATGCGTGTGAGAATCCACGTTTTAGGGCTTCATATTTAAACGTTCCCTTTGCGTCTCTCATTATATGTTGATGCCAAAGACTCCATCAATCATATTGCTGACTGCGTTAGTTATTTCCACGTCAGCCTCGTTTATTAATTTATCGGGAATGCCCAATTCTCTTTGCAAACCATCAAACGTATAAATGGTTGGGGCATATTCTGATCCATATGTGAGCATCTTACGTGTGTAAGTGTCCCGATACTCGTTAAAAGCATCTCGTCCTGCAAACCACTTAAATCTTATAGCGGTTTCAACATTACTCTTAAGAGCAAGTAATTCTTCATGCTCTCGTGCTTCTTTTCTCAAATTACCTTTCGGTTTTCTAATCCAGTTAACCATATCACCTGATCTTCTCTGATCTGGTTGGCAAATCCATAGTCCGCCTGGAATAGAAGTGTCCTTATATTTCTTAAATCCTTCTCTGAGGAAACTTGCTTCATGGATACTGCAATATTTCCTCATATTTCCATCCTTTGTCACATCTGTATATGATATACCATATTTTGCAAAGAAATCATGAATAGTCTGGTTGTTAAAAATCTCAATAATCTCATCACTCACAGATGCTATAATGTCGTCACCAACAACGAACATCTCAACATATTCACGAAATTTGTGCATTGAAGCAATCGATGGATTTTGCTCCTGCATGATCCCAAGATAAGCTGTTCTAAAATACATCATATTGCAGATGGAATTAACAATAACTGTATTTATTGCGCCAGATGGACTGCCGCACTCAGTTTGGAATATCATATCATATGCCATGTTCCAGCTATTAACAACTCTACGACTTAATTCTCTACGTATATACTGATCAGCAGCTGGCGCTCCTTTGCTATCATACCAATCGATCATCACATCATAAGCTTTCTTAACAAATTCAGTATACAACCGTGGTCCAAATTTCGAATAGTCACCAACCAAAAGGTTATTTCCTTTCTTGAGTAACATATTTGTCATGACATCCCACTCATCACTGGCAACATTCATACCAACAGCATGTTGCAATCTCAATCGATCATATTGAAACATATAATTGAAGTCCATAAAATACTGTCGCATATGTAGGGTTAGCGATAAGGGGCTCCCTTGAATAATCCTAACTTTATCAGGATTTTCAAGTAATTCATCCTTATGAGATATTTGATGTAAGGATAATATCTCTTGACCATTTATCATCATATTCATTTCGACATCCATTTGATTAATCAACTCTTTATGAACACCATAAAGAACACCATCTCTAAATTCAATAAGGTTTTTCTTACTCTTGAACTTCGGATTTAATGAAAATGGTAATCCTGGACTTGTGTTCATATCAATACCCTTCACTTTACCTTCAATACCACATATAGCCTCTCTTTCAGTTCTTTTACTCATAAACTCAAGGTTGGTATTTCCGATGATAAATTGTTGTGTAACATCATCGTAAACTTGCGTTAGATCAAAATCAAAATCATCATGTGGCACATAATTGGTAATAGCTCTATGGAAAGACTCAATACCACGATCTTTTTCAACTTCCATCTTAGCTGGTTGTCTGACAACTTCATGCATTTCACCATGCATCTTTGATGGTATAAAAGATGTCTTAACAGCATGGTATACTTTTTGTGGTGGTGCACTCTTCATAATTTCAAAGGGCATTGGTCCACAAGCATTCATTGGTACAATATTGTCAACCAATCTACTCTTGTTGTTTGGCATAACACCAGCATCAATGAGAAGTTCTTGTGTTAAGATATTAAAACACAAGATTCCTGTTGATGAAGCAGATAACACACCGACAATCTTTCCAGTTGTTTTGTCTATTAAGACGCTACCACACATAGTTTTACGTTCATTATCAGGATAAATGTTCTTGCATTTAAAACCATTCATCTGATATTCAACCAATTTGTCTGTATCTTCATTGATACTATCGGTCCAAGTACATATGTCTTTATCATATATAACTTGCTCTGAACACTCCTGAACATTAACCGCATCTTGTACGTCATACCATCTGCCCTCTCTATATCGCATAATTGCGAAATTAGAGTCAGTGATTGTATCCTTCTCTGAATGAATATTATCCCAAACACTCTTAGTATTAAGATTATCATTAATAAATGTGAATATTGCCATGTCGGAATCTCCAAACCAAGTGAATACACCACTATTTTGCTTCATCCATTCTTGCATAGTTAGATGGGTACTATGCATTATGCCCTTCAAGTAAGCTCTAAATTCAATACGATGATCTTTAAGTATCGAATTCATAGCATTTTTGCGATCTTGATCTGATAAATTTTGAATCTCTCGAACTTTAGGACCAACATCCAAGTTCCACCTGTGGAAAAGCACATATAGAGAATGACCTTGTGTCATATATACAGTTTTTGACACATGCAAAGCTTGAAAACAAATCATTCCATTGTACCAAACCTCAATTGTGTTCTTCCTATAACGGTCTAGATCGTTATTAATAGATTGACTTGTATCCATTGAGAAGTTACGCTTGTGTCTCAAAACATTTATCCTCTTGCGATTCACAATTTTACGCATTGGTTGAATTCCTCCTGATCCACTCTCATTTTTAACTGATGCAAACATAGAACTTGGTTTGTATAATGTTTTTGTGGAAGTGACTTGCTTAATTTCAGGT